TTCTTTGGATCGGTCACTTGACCAATCCACCATTGCATAGGGTCTCTTCCTATAAAATTAGTAGCTGATGGTTGATACATCTAGTTAATCGTCATATATTAGACACTCTGGTTCATCTGGATGTAAATCACAGAATATTTCCAAAGCATTGGGGTCGTGGTGGTCTCCCGCCTCGATTTCTTCTTTATGATGTTCTGCATACTCCTCTAACTCATGCAACTCTTCTTTTGCATGTCTTCTTGCTGCTGGATTCGCCTGGGGGTCATCAGCAATTTTTTTATCGTATTCAATGTGGTCTTCGATTGATTTCATTTGATTCTCCTGTTTCTTTTATTTAAGCGTTTTATCTAAACGCTGGAAAAGTGTTTCCGTAATGTCGGTTATCGGCCTTAATTAAGTCTTTTGGGTTTGTAAGTCCATCTTTGTTAGGAATAAACACATCACGAATCAAGGTGAGTTGAGTTTCTGCTCTTCCGCCAGCCATTAGATGTCTTAGTTGAGAGATAAGATATCTTCCACTGGGGTCGTCAGTCTTCTCATTTCCATACTTATCAGTTGAAGAACTTCCATCTTCATTTTTAAGAGGAAACTTAACTTCGATCACAAATCCAGCTTGTAGATTAATATTCAATGGAATTGAAATACTTAAAGATTGTGAAAATAGTAAGTTATTCCTAATATAAGATTTATTTTGATACTTGGCAAGTTCTGATTTTGGTTGAACATCACTTTTGGCAGCTCCAACTTGTGCAACACCCACATCATCAACTCGAAGCATTAATCGTGTTGGAAATGTATCTAATTTAGAGGGTAATGTGGGTGATTTTTTTAATTTTAATTCTTTAATTTTATAATCAACGACTTCAGCTGTTTGCTCCTCGATATCAATATATATGGTTTTGTTTGCATACATCCCCATTCTGCAATTCATACCAATATCATTTGTTTGATTTAAATTATTTTGTAGAATTTTATTTCCCTCAATTGGTCTATCAGATTGTTGATATGGTATTGGTTCTTGTTCTAATAAACTTTGAATTGATCTAAAATGATATCCCTCTATAGTTTCATAAAATAAAAACCCGAAGCTATCTTTAGAAGCTTGTGCTTTTGGACATAACCATTGAATAGTATCAAATGGTCTCTTTAAATTACCTATGAACGTATATGAGTTTGTAGCGTCATCACTGTCTAAGTTTTTATTTGTCTGCACTCCCTTTTCATCCTTTAGTAATTCTTTAACGATTTGAGTTATATTTCCAGTAAATCTACGATTCACTCTAGCAGTCTCATTAACAATTGTCTCGACTGAAACAAATTCTAAAGTTGCAACCTGTTTATTACTCTCTGTTGTCATGTTTCTAACAGAGTTCAACATCATCTTGTGGTCTTTACTGGTAATTTTAAATTCATCTGAATCAACTGGTTTCACAGTTACATCTATGTACTCACCGCCAGTAATTCCCTCACGACCTATCACTTGGTCAACATCAATAAAAGTAATGGTCATTGATATGGAAGGACTTTCTAAACTCTCATAGTAATCAATAGCGATTACACCTCTTGTTATGTCATACTCTTCTTTCAAGGCGCCTCCCTCTACAGGAATCAGACTACATTTTCGGAGTATGGGTGGATTATTTTCCATTATTGTATCATCCTAGCAATTTCTGGTGGTAGTTTATTATTTCTTGGAGAAATAGATAAGTATTGATTCTCAATGGTTCTAATGAAAGGCATAGGAGCCTGAGTCAGTTTGATTTCAGCTTCAGACACTTGTGGTTTACTGGCCTGAACCATTGTGCTTTGATTGTCATTATCTTCATTACCACCCACAATCGCTTGTTTAACATTCTCTACTCTATCACTTATACCACCAATAATTCTTTTTAATGGATTCTCAGATGGTTTTACTGTTGCAAGAACTTGTTCCTGTACTATACCACGTTCAAGTTTTTCTTGATAAAATTCAATTTTTCTTGTCACTCCCTCTACACGTTTTGTATCACCAGACTTTTTGTATTCTTCTCTTCTTCTTAAAGCGTCTTTTAATTTTTCATTATAGTTTACAGTGATTAATCTTTTTTCTTCCTTTTCTTCTAGAGGTTCAAACAACGCTTTTCCTACCTTCATTGTCATTCCTAAAGGTGAAACCTTATCGGTAGCAGACTTACCCTTTTTATCAAAATCAAACGCACCACCAGTCAAAAAGTCACCAACGCCACCAACAACACCACTAAAACCTCTCTCATTGATGTCGCCTGCAATTTGTTTACCAGCTCTAAACATCATACCTGATGGTGAAATTTTGTCACTCTCTGAATCACCTTTTTTATCAAAATCAAATACACCACCTGTAAGAAAATCAGCAACACCACCTACTCCTCTTTTAGTTCCTTCTACAATATTCTTTCCAAGTTTTCCAATCGATTCCTTCATTCGATTCAATTGGTTTCCAATACTTTCTTTAAGTCCGTTAAAAATATCTCCTACCTTGTCAAAAAGCTTAGGTAAAAGTTTAGTGAAGGCGAGTCCAGCTAACGCTGTTATTCCAGCTCCCATTAAACCTAAAAGAGTAGGTACAAGTAAAGGTGCTAGTTTAAGAGCAAACGCTGCTAGTCCTCCAATTGCAAGAAGTTTTAAAAGACCGCCAAAGAATCCTCCACCTCCTCCTGTTGTTTCCTCACTCGGAGTAACTTTTTTCTGATCACCTCCCGACTGAACCTTATCACTCCTCTCAATCATCTGTCTTTTTTGTTCAGCGTCTTGCTCTTCTAAACGTCTATCTTCTGCTAAGTTTTTTTCAATTTTCTTTTCAATTATTATATAATTTGCAACATCTCTAATCTTTGTTTGCATTGCTTCGATTGAGATAGACAAATTATTGATTATCGTTTTATGATTATTGATGACACCAAGATTTGAATTAGCCTGTGACAAGGCAGAGTTAGCCTTCTTTTCAAGTCCATCGACTCTCTCAAAGAAACTTCCTAAGTTTATCTTTTTAGGTTGTTCTAATTCTTCTTCATCCATACCTTTGAACGCCCTGTTGTTGTTGGTTCTTTAAATTTTGTTCTTCAATATAATTTTGGAGAAGGGTAATGTAAATATCCCTTTCCCAAGGCATCATATTTTCGAGTTCCGTCAAGCTATATTTATGGTATTGCATGAGAGCGAAATTGATACGGTAATAGGATTCAAGATCCTCTCTTGCAATACTTAGCCGAAAAAATCAGCAAGACCCTCCAAAACGACACTGCCTTTTTCATTCGTATTTGGATTTACAACCTCAATGGTATGAGATAATTTAGGCATTGTTGAAAAGAAATCTTCAATTTGTTTATATTGTTTTGAACTCAGTTGATTAACAAAGTCAAGTCTTTCTTGTGGAGTATAATCATTAGCATCCCAAGCATCCTCTCCACTATAAATTGTATCTATACAATCAGAGACAACTTTAAAGGTTTTGTCAACCATAGTCTCTGCTTCATCATCTGTTTCAAAGTTGTTTGATATGAATTGTCTAAGTGATGGATACTTCATACGAAGAGTTAATTTATCATCTAAAATAATATCTTTCTTGTGTCCTTTTGGTTTGGTCACTTGAATCTCATCAACATATATCGTAACTGGAACTGTTGTTTCATTATCATCGGGGCAAGTGACTGTTAACTTAATATCTTCTCCAATTGATTTGGATCGAATATTTAAAAATAGGTACTCAATATCAAAAGTAGGTAAACTGTCAACATTGACTCCTTTAGTCAAGATACATTTTTTTAGAACCTCTGTCACGGCAGTTGTAATATCAATTTGATTTTTTGATTCCAGTGCGATGATTAAAACTTTTTCTTCCTTGACAAGAAAAGGTCGATACCTAATCTTTTTATTTGTGGAGGGTAGTTTTAACTCATAAACAGGAGTTTCGATGGTTGGTAATGGCATAATAATCAATTAGGTATTTTATTTAGAAAGGTTTTACAGCCTCCATTTTAACATCTATCTTACCATAATAGACTCCTAAGAATCCATTTGGACACATGGTAACTGCTTCTGGATGTGACTCAAGAAGCTCTTGTGCTAAAACTCCACGATATCTTTGTGATTTACCAATGTAATTCCATTCGTAAATATTAATACCAGATGGAGAATTATCTACTTTAATGATATTCTCTTTTAATTTAATATCACTAGCCATAGGGCCATATTGTTGTCCTTTTGGTGCGGTATTTGCTTGTTCTTGTTTTATTTGATTCCTTACTTTATCCTTGTACTCTTGAGAAGAGTAATACTCCTCTTGTTGTTTGTAATTATCTCCAAAACTTGCAAGTTTTGTCTCTTGATCAACTACCGTATTCGATTTTTGTATTTCTTTTGAATTTACAATATTTTGAGGAGTGTTGATAACTTGAGATCGCATATCGGCATAATTAAAACTTGTGAAGAATCTATCATAGGCAAACTGCACACTACATCTTAACACATTTGAGTCACCATAGGCAACTCTCATAGATGTCAAGTCAGCAGGCCAAACGTTCACAAATTCATAACTTGTGATATTTGACTTGTAAGTTGGATTATCTTTATTTGATGTAAAAGTGTCTCTTTCAAATTTTGAGATGTGAATTGTTTCTTTATATGTCTCTGGATAATTAAAACGTGTGTATGCATCAGCATTTCTCAATCCAGTAAACACTGGATTAATATATGTCATCCAAGATTCTAAAACTTCTAGAATTACATGATCAGCGTCACAATAAAAAGTTAAATTTAATGGAGGAAAATTTCTAAGGTTGGGAAATGACTCTTGGATACCCTGATGATGACCAATCGTGGTTGTTTCAGAAAATTTTGTGCCTGGAATTTCAGCTTGTGTGCATAATAAGGACATCTTTGTTGTAAAGTCTAACCCTTGAGTTCTCTTCAAACCTGGCTGATTACCTCGTAACCAAATTGATTGTTTTCCAAAAGAAAAATCAACCTGATAAAAAGTATCAAGAGACGGTCTTGCAATCGAATCTTTAATTCTATCAATCTTACCTTGAAATATTTGATTTCTTTTTGGAAATGACACGATAAATAAGTGTGAGTTGTTATTACTATATATGAGCTATAAAGGGATATATAGACCTTCTAATCCCAAAAAGTATAAGGGAGACTCTAATAATATTATTTATAGGTCTTTATGGGAAAGAAAATTTATGAATTACTGTGATTTGAATGAAAATATACTTGAGTGGGCATCAGAAGAATTTTGGATTCCTTATCTAGATCCAACAACCAATCGTGTTCGTAGATATTTTCCAGACTTCTTTATTAAATATAAGGATAAGGACAGCAATATTCGTAGATCGGTGATCGAAGTGAAACCAATGAGAGAGACATTACAACCAAAAGTGACAAAAGGAAAATCAAGAAAAACAATGATAAATGAATCAATGACATATGTGAAGAATCAAGCAAAGTGGAAGGCTGCAAGAGAGTTTTGTGAGGATCGTAAGTTAGAGTTTAAAATTATGACTGAAAAAGAACTAGGAATAAGATGAGCATTCTTCAAAGAATACTGAATAAGGTCACAGGTCAAGTTAGCGAAGAATTTTTTCGTAGTCAATTACTTGATGAACTTGGTTCGACTAATTTTGATGATGATGCTGCAGACACAGCTGGATTCGCACCTGGCCAATTATATTTTTATACATACTCAGCACAAACTAAACAACCATATTATGACATGTATCCTCTTACATATGTCATAGAATATCAAACTGGTGGATTCATAGGTTGCAATCTTCATTATGTTCCTTTGAATCAAAGAGACGAATTAGCAATAAGCTTACTAAATAACTCTGCTCAAGGTGCAGTCGCAGTTCCTCCCCGAACTCTACATAAATATCTTTATACTGGCGTAAGAGGCACACCATATCGTATTCCAAATACAGAGTGGTCAGATGTAGCACAATTACCTACTGAAAGATTTGTTGATATGAGGGGAATACCAGTCCCAAGAGACCGAGTTTATAACAAAAACTAATGGCACACAATCGCAAACATAAAGTCCAAAAAATAGAAACACGACAGAGTAAACCATATGAAATAGATGGAGAAACTTACTCATTTTCCTATAGTCTTGATGGAAAACTCATGGGTGTCACTCAAAAAGGAGCAAATGGAAAGTTTAATGTAGCTACTGATTTAAATAAACCAATATTTACATCTGATGCTGCTCAAGAGGCTATAGTTGAGTCATATAATCACGTTAAACATGGTGCAAGTACAGATAATTATGCTGATTATAATGATAATGGATTTGCAAAAGTTGAGTTTGGATCATTAAAAGAAAGAAATGAGTTTTTTAGACAAAGAAAATCTAAATTTGCAAATGAACAATTTATAGAAGATCAAAAAAATAAACCAGTCGCACCAGCTAATCCCAAATCCAAGGGTTTTTATGATACTTATGGGACAGGTGGATTTTCGGGAAGTGATATCATGTCATATCCCCTTGATCTTAATTTAAAACAGGATCACTTCAAGATTATGAAGTATAATTATCAAAGAAGTGATGTAAATGCGAGTAAGCCTGGGAGAAGAGAGTATCAAAGCAATGTGAATCGGATAAACGCTCGTAGAAGCACAGGGGCTGGCAGAACAAGAGAATATTTTAACGTTGCTGGTGATGGTGTTAAGGGGAGTCAATTATTAGGAAGTGTTCAGTTGCCAATGCCAAAAGCAACTGATGTAAACGGTGTTGAGTGGGGTAAAAGTGATTTAACTGTATCTGGTCTTGCAGCGGTGGGTTTAACAAACGCACTAACTATTAATGGAAGACTCTCTGGAAAAACTTCTGAAGAGAGAAATCTTGATAATGAGGCAAAAGCCGCAATTAAAAGAGGAATTAATGAAACTGGTAGTAGTTTCAAAGAGGGACTTGGTGCAGTATATACTGGAACAATCGCTAAAATGGCTGGAGCGAT